GAAATATTAATCAGAAATTAAGAAAACCGGAAAAGTTAATATCAAAATAAAAACCGGCGGCCGCAAATTTTGGGACAGTGTAATTAAGGATCTAATAGAGTGTGGTCACCACACTCTGTTTGAGACTCAAGTCTCGTGAAAGGGCTTCATAGGAACGCCCAAAGCATTTACTATATTTTTTCTTTGTATCTTGTGCTTTAAGCATAGATATTAAACTATTAAATACTTCCTTAGTGTGATGCGCGGAAAACCGCGTAACATTGTCTATTCTTTGATCTATATCATCTGAGTTATTTCTAGCCTTACCTGCCCGATACTTCAACTCCTTTATAATATCGGGAATTGGAAGGGGAGCCCTCCAAATTCCATAATTCTCATCGTACACAAATGGTCGTTTGAGAAAAGTTAACTCCGAAAATTCGGAATAAATTTTAAGGTCGGCGTCTTTATCAGCCGACGTTATAGTGACGCCCAATTCATCGAGAACATCTCGAATGAAGTGAGCATTGTAGCCATCCTGTAACAATGGCATTTTAACGGTCATGACTATGTCATCTCCGTAAGTTAGCATTCGCACATTCTCATCGAATGCGATCAAGTTGCTAGCCCGATCCTTATGCGTTATTTGCCAACACAAAAATGTTAGCCATATTAAATATGTATTCGAAATGGAATTGAATACATCGGTGAATGCATTACCAGATTTATTACCTTGTGTGCTTTCAAATACAAATTTCCCAAGAATGTGTATTGAGTTTTGCAAATTGTGAATAATGGTATGTCTGGCAGCTTGTTCTTCTGTTCCATCATCCGCGTAGTATGCATCTGTAACCGCGCGAAAAAATGAATAACATTCTTTCGGAACGGATCCATCGAAATTCTTGTAATCAAAAGAGTGTCCGTATACGCTATTCCGTTGTAAACCTTCTGCGTAACTTTTCCACACCACATCAACATCTCTACCAATTCCGTGATACAAAGTGAATCCAGACTTTGACTTATAAGAATCTATAAAATGTCCAAAATATTTTCGACACAACAAAACGAAGTCGAGAGACGATTGTTCAAAAACTCGCGTCTTGCAAGCCTCGACTTTAGCTTTACTCCGCAACTCATCCTTTAGAGTGCAGATGTATGGACAATCGGGCAGTATGTGATGACGAATTTGATCATCTCGTTCATTGACAACGTCTACAAACGTTTTATCGTAAAACGGTAAAACATGAGACAAAGCTTTAGTGGAAAACTCCCATTACTGAGGGAGCAACTGGTTGTCTTCTCCATATCTTTGTGGTAGTGGGTTAAAAATTTCCTTCTTCCCAGTTTTAAAATAATCCGCCCATATTCCCGGTGACGTTTTCATATTGAGCGGTACCATAGCTCCAAATCCATTAATAGTTTCATGCACAGTTAATGCGCGTGGGTTGTTTGCATTACCCATTTTGTTAATAAAGTAGGCAGTCATCTGTTCTGTAAAACGAAGTGGGACAGCTGCCACCTTATTGGTTTCCCACTTTTGCGCGTTCTTAAATGCGGGATCAGTTAAAATGCCATCGCGCAATGAAACTCGCTTAGCAGTGGGTGCATAATCACACATTTCTTCAGTTACAAACGTTGGATCATTAATTAATTCGAATTGTGTGGTTCGCATTAAAGGTCGAGTCAATGGAATATTATTCATTGTAGCCTGTTCATAAAGTGGGGCTTTACTTGACCAAAACCCATTTGTGGCAGGCGTTCCGAGAATCGACGAGACCCTATATGGGGTGGTGGCAATTTGCATTGAGGGTAACACAGTCGCAGCACCATACGTTCCACACTGTGAAATAGCGCAGTGTAATCCCACTACACCTACGCCTGGCACGTAATAAACTCGCCCACAATCTCCATACTCAGTTTGTTGTTCTTCAAATCCGACCGTGGCAGCAACTATCTGCGTATCACCCATTGGATATGTGGCTTCTTCACCACTCCAAACCACACCCAGATCCTCAATTGGATCGCGCGCTAACAATAGCGCGTTCTTATTCTTAATGGGTTTATTGTATAAAAACTTGTCAATTTTACTTATATTTGGCCAGTTAACTCCCAGCGTGCAACATACTAAATCCAATGTGGTATTTGGAACACTGCTGGGCAACGGCTTACGCTGGTCGAAAGGTATCGCGACAACCTCCATTTTGAGCTCGCCAACGCCAAATCCGGGTTGCGTTAAATATATAAAACACCCAGCAGCTCTCATTTTTGCTTCTTCATCGAAGAAATGTTTATTAACCAAAATAGTATTGGCATTGAGAAAGAACGCATGCATGCGTACATGACGAGTGCCATTTGGTGTCATCCATAAAATTTGTACAATATTTTTTCTAATTTTGGCTGTAATTTCCATGTCAGCCTGAGATAATATTGCTTTCACTTGTGGTATAAGTCGTCCTTTAGCACGTGGTATATGTTTAACGCTATCTTTTATCACTTTATTGTCATAAATGAGAGATTGAAATTGGCAGCTAGCTGCGTTAAACAAAGCATAAATGGCTTTCTTTATTAAATACAGACTACCAGCTGTTATTAAAGTAGTCAACAACGCTTTCACGGTGGGATGTAAATTCGGAAGTTTTGCACGCATTTCTTTCAACATTCCTCTCCAATTACCGCAGCACGTGGTTTTGCCTGGAGCAGTCACTCCTAAAAATTCTTTAATAGGAGTGACGATATTTTTATTGT